GTGACATAATATTAGTAAGGATTGAATATGCCATTGCCGACGCCAAATAGCGGAGAGAGCAGACAGGATTTTATTTCACGGTGTATGGGGAATGAAACCATGAATCGTGATTTCCCGGATAATCAGCAGAGAGCGGCAGTGTGTAATAGGCAGTGGGATGATGCCAAGCAGGGAGGTAAAGCCATGCCGAAGATCGAGTATTACAAAAATTTTCAACCGGAAATAAAACTGAAAGAGACCGGAGAATTCGAGGCCGTATTTGCTACGTTGAATGTTATCGACAAGGACGGCGACGTTATTCTGCAGGGAGCTATTCAGAACGGAACCAAAGTCAGAGTATCAGCATATAACCATGCCTCGTGGGGCGGTGCATTGCCTGTCGGGAAAGCGCAGGTATTCGAAGAGAACGAAGAGCTTGTCGTCCGGGGACAATTTTTCATGGACACGGAAGGCGGGAAAGAAACCTATAGAACCGTGAAGAACCTTGAGGAGTTGGGCGAGTGGAGCTTTGGCTTTGATCGGCTTGATCAGGAGCCCGGAGTATGGAACGGCCAGCATGTGAATTTTTTGAAACAGATGCAGGTGCATGAAGTAAGTCCGGTCCTTCTCGGCGCTGGTATTGGAACACGGACGACCGCTATGAAGAGTGCCGACGGTGAACATAATAACTGGCCAGAACATCATGAAAATTGTGAAGAGGAAACATGTCCGGCTGATTATCAGAAATGCTTATCAGTGATAGCGAAGTTGAATGGAGCCAGGGGCGGGATTGATCTTTCCGCTGAAGAGAAAAAGGCTCTTTATGATCATATTGCAGAACATATTCGAGAGAACGAAGAGGAACCGCCTGAGTTAAAATCTGTCGATGCTGAAAACCTTACCTTGTCGGCTCATGCAGGAGTCGTGGCCGAGGAGATAAGGGGCCTTTCGGAGAGGTTACAGGAGCTCTACGAAGACCGGAAGAATCGGGAACGGAAGGTATCTGAAAAATCGGCTCACTTTTTGCTCATGGCTCAATATGAGGCTTTAAAGGCCGTAGATGTACTCAAAGTCATTTTAAGCAAGAAAGTCGAAAATACAGAAGATGTGGCGGTTCTCAGCTTAATTAAAGCAAAATTGGAGGGCATAAAATGATAAGGAAAGAACTTGTTGAAAAACGAGAAGAGCTTGCGGCGAAACGTAAAAAGCTCAAACAGGTATTCGACGAGGCCGGAAAGGAAATGGACATGGAAAAAGTCCAGTGCCTTGAAGGGGATACCAAGGCGAAAGTAGACGAAGTACGGAAGATGAATGAGGAACTCGATGAGTTGCAGGCAAGAGTCGATGAACTTGTTCATATGGAAAAAGCCGAAAAGAATGCATACAAGCAGGAAGAGCCGATCAAGTTTCCTGAACCGGAAGGCGAAAAGAAAAGCATCGGCGATATGTTCGTAGAGTCGGAAGCGTTCAAGAAAAAGGGACGAACAGCATTGCTGGACGTAGACCTGAAAACGCTGATGGAAACGTCGGCTGGATGGGCGCCGGAAAATATCAGAACCGGGCGAGTCGTCCTTGATGCACAACGGCCTATTCAGGTAATTGACGCTATCCCGATGGGGAGCACTTCACAGGCGGCTGTCGTGTATATGCAGGAGACCACATTCACCAACAATGCTGCAGAAACCTCGGAAGGCGGGACCTATGGAGAGGCTGAACTTGCCTTGAGCGAGCAGACAAGCACTGTACGGAAAATTGCCGTATGGATACCCATTACCGATGAACAGCTTGAGGACGTAGCGCAGGTAAGGGGATATGTGAACAACAGGCTTCGGTTCATGCTTCGGCAGAGATTGGATAAGCAGATACTTGAGGGTGACGGTTCAGCACCGAATCTTGAAGGTATCCGGCAGAACAGTTCTATTCAGAGCCAGGCAAAAGGAACCGACCCGGTACCCGATGCCATCTACAAAGCCATGACGAAGGTAATGGTAACCGGACAGGCGAACCCCGATCTGGTCATCATCCATCCGAACGACTGGCAACAGGTACGGTTGCTCCGAACCTCGGACGGTATCTACATCTGGGGTAACCCTTCTGAAGCAGGTCCTGAGAGGATTTGGGGACTACCTGTAATCAAAGCACAGGCCATCGTAGAAGGCAATGGATTGGTAGGTGACTTTGCCAACTTCGTGGAACTTGCCGAAAGGCGGGGAATCGAAGTGAAGATCACCGACAGCCATGCGAGCTTTTTCATCAATGGGAAGCAAGCCATTCGGGCGGACATGAGAGTAGCTTTGCCGATTTATCGGCCAGAAGCTTTCTGCGAAATCACCGGAGTTTGATCGGCTTCTCTTTGAGAAGTGCGGAGGTTGGGGGAGCTTCGGCTCCCTCAGCATATAAGGGGATGTTATGACACAGAGACTTGTAATTCCTGCCGGAAAAAAAATAACAGATGATTATGCCGTTCTCGGCAAGAACAGGTCAGGAGTTGTTTTCTATTGGCCAGAAGATTGGGATGGCCCGAAAAAGGTATACGTATATGGATCGCCGGACAACGGAACAACGTTTTACAAATTACACAGGCAGAATGGAGTCGATCTTGATGTAGACGTTGAGGAGAATGCGGCTACAGCCGTGAATGAGGAAGCATTTTATTGTCAGTATATTAAGCTGGAAGCAAGAACAGAGCAGAACGAGGAACGTATAATTTTTATGGAGGCTTATTAAATGGCGATCAGTGATGCGATAGTTATCAATGTAACGATACCATCAGGAGATACAGTAAGTGACGCTGTATTCATCGGTTCAGCAAGAGTGACGGGGCTTCTTGTGCCGACTATCGATAACAGTAAAATCAGTTTTCAGGGATCGGCTGACAATTCGGATTATTATGAATTAGTTGATGATACTTTGGGAAAGCTAGAAATCAATGCTGGAACCGGAGAGTATTACGTTAACTTAAATAGTGTAATTGAAGGACCTGCCTGGCTGAAGCTTGTTTTAGGAAGCTCACAAACAGCAGACAGAACTTTCAAGCTGGTACTGAAAGCACATTAGGAGAGAGTATGGCTATAAGCGGTGAATTGAAAGTAGCTGATTCGCAATCGAGTGCACAATTAGTTCCAACCGGAACGAAAACTACGGTTCATGCAATTCAGTACCGCACTACATCGAGTGCGGGTAGTATCGAGTTATTTGATGGGGGATCGGGGGGAACGTCAAAAGGGAAGTTCTGGACTCCGGCTCTTGCAGAGGGGGGCGGTTTTCCATTTCCGGCAGGAGGACTACACTTCGATGATGGTGTCTATGTGGATTTAACGAACGTTGATGGAGTGACTATTTTATATCAGGAAGAATGACCCATAAGGGTTATTTAACTCATAGCAGGAGGAGGAAGATATGAGTTTACAAGCATTTGTATTAGGGTACGAGACATATGCCGGGCTTACTGAGAGTGCAGGCACGGCAATCGAGAAAGGGATCAAGGGAAACCCGACCGGACGGCTGGCTTTACAGACGCTTCTGTATACCGGAGCCGGGACGGCACATACCTTGAGTTTGATGTACGCAGAAGGAACCGGGAGCCGGAACACGGTTGACGGTGACACATCGAGTGGGCAGAAGGACGTGGACACTGTCGATGATCCGAAAGACCCGGCTGGAAATGCGGCGGCATCGGATGATGTAGTGGCATATCAGTTGAAAGACGGAAGCTGGGAATTCAACACTGTGGACAGCGTATCGTCTAAGACTATTACGCTGAACAACAACATCGGAGCACCGGGTATCGCCGACGGAGCGAAAATTAACATCATCGGAGCACAGGGAGACGGAGCAGAATTTCAGCTTTCTGCAGAAGCATCTGCACAGAAAGAATTCAAGGGAGAACCGTATCTTGTGGCACCGTACTTCGGGGAACCACTTTGGTTCCACAGTCCGAACGGAACGGATGCCGGAACACTGAATGAGATCCTGTTTGCGGTGATCAACAAATAGGATGGTTGCTGGCTGGCGGACGTTCCCCCTTCCAGTGGAATGTCCAAAGGCCAGCTTATTATGGCTTTGACGATAAATTATTTGAAAGATCGGGGGAAAGACATGAGAACGAATAGACGGCTTTATATCGACACGACCGGGAATCGGATTGTTACCGAAGACACGCCGGAAGACTGTGATAGGCTTTTCAAGATATTCGGCGAGGAAGTTACACAGGCAGAATTCGACAAATGGAAAGGACAGATAGAGAAATACATTCAGGGATATCAAAAGCCGAAGAAAAAAACAAAGAAAAGCAAGCCGGGGAACGACAAAAAGCTGGAACCCGAGTCGGACAAATAGGAGGATATGACAAATGTCGGATGTAGATATTAGTGTCCAGAAAATGGACAAAACCGGGCTGGATGCAACATATACCACAGATAGTACGTTGAACGGTTCGGACACGTTTCTGTTCGAGAACGGAGATCAGACGTTCATGCATGTGAAGAACGGAGACAGTTCAGAACATACGGTAACGGTGCAGACGCCGAAAACAGTTTCCGGGCTGACGGTACAGGAATTGAGTGTTGACGTTCCGGCTGGGGAAGAACGGTTCATCGGGCCGTTTCCTCCGGGAGTGTTTAATTATTCAACAGGGAAGGCGAAATTCACGCTGGATGCCGGAACCAGTATGGAAATTGCGATCATAAGGTTGTGATATGGCGTTATTAACTACGGCAGAAATTAGAGAACACGTGGAAACCGATCTTACCGATTCGGCTTTACAGCGAGTCCTTGATGCCGAGGAACAACAGATCATTTATTATTGCGGAGAGCATCAATCGCAGAATGATAGGTTCGTAAACAGCCATGACAAGAGGGTTTTATACCCGAATCGCCGGGTGGATAGCATCACGAAGGTGACGGAATATATTTACCCGGAACCAAACTTTGTAGGAACACCTACAGAGACGGAATTGTCGGCGAATGATTATGAACTTGTGGACAACGGCAGGAGAATCGACAGACTGCCACAGGGAGACAACGGCAGGACGTATTGGGGCGATATCGTGGTGGTGGAATATACGCCGTATGATGATCAGAAACGCAGAAAGGTTGCGCTTATAGACTTGGTAAAATTGTCTTTGCTGAATACCGGAGCGTTGAGTGAAGACCTGCCGGATTATTCTTTCAAACGTCCGGAAGATATTCAAACAGAGCGGGAAAGAATTTTGTTCGGATTGCGGGGGCGGTGGTTTGCCTGATGGATCGGCACATGACGATGAGAGCGGAGATAACACGGAACGTGGAACAGGGAGTAGACGATTACGGCCAGCCGATAACACAGGAGGACGTGATCGGAACATCTATACCGTGTTACGCATACTTCGATACTTCGAATTCAGACCGAACGAGAAGCGAGGATTCCATGGAGCTTCTTGTAAACAGGGCGTTCATTATGTGGAGACCTGGGCAGGACATCGAAAAGGGTGACAAGGTAACGGTGTATGACCGTATCGGCACAAAGCTGTTTGAGCGGTTAGTTATCGAAAGCGGGCCGATAAATCGGCACAGATATTTGGCGACGATTGCGAGGAGATATGGCGAAAACTAATGTCGTTATGAACTGGCAAGGAACGAATGCACGGAAAGCCGTCGAAAGGGCTGTTACGAGAGGTATGCTTCGGACGATGAGCGACTGTGTATATTTTGCCAAAGGGGAGGTTCCGGTTAATTATGGAACCTTACAGGGTTCTATCGAGTTGCGACCGCCGTATCGAAGGGGAAATGTTTTTATTGGTATTTGGGGCAGTTTCAATGTGAATTATGCGTTGTGGGTGGAGATCGGCACAGGACCGCATTTTCCTCCTCTGGATCCGTTGAGAGACTGGGCCAGGCATAAGTTGGGAGCACCGGAAGCGGCGTTTCCGATAGCATTGAAGATAGCGGAGAGCGGGACGAAGGAACAGCCGTATTTACGGCCTGCGGCTGATGCTCATTACCGTGATCTTGCTGGAAATATAAGGCGGGCTGCATGATACAGGACATTTCGGCGGCTATCAGGAAGTTGCTGTTGCAGGACCCGACGGTAGATGGTGCGGTCAACGGCAGGGTGTATGTTGAAGAATTGCCGGAAAGTGAACACAAAGAAATGCCGAGGGCGTGCGTTGTCCTGAAAGAGGCTGGCGGGTTACCGATAATGTCGTGGGAACCGTATCTCAATCCGAGATATGATGTATTCTGCTTCGGGAAAGATTATTACGAAGCGGGCGAAGTGGACAGGGCGGTGACGGAAGTCTTGCATAACATGGATCGCAAGGTTGTAAACAAAACGCTGTTACATACAGCGGTTATTCAGGGAGCCAGGTTTTTCAAAACCGGGGATACTGGCTGGCCTGTTAAGCACCGATCACTGAGCTTGATCGGTAGCACTACAGAAGCATGAGGAGGAAATCATGGAACCATATAGCATGGTAGTTGGAGGGGCTGACGTATGGCTTGCTCCGGTAGGCGAGTCGTACCCCGATGTAGATGCTTCACCGAGTGGAAACTGGGCGAAGCTGGGAAGCTCTGGGAAAAAGGATTATAACGAGGACGGTATCACTGTCAGTCATGAACAGACGTTGAATCAGTTCAGGAGCTTAGGCTCGACCGGGCCTCGGAAGGTAAGCAGATCGGAAGAGAATTTGACCGTTGCTGGAGTACTTGAGGATTTGACGCTTGAAGAGTATGGGAAAATTCTTAATGACGTATCAGTATCGACCGGAACGACTTCGGGAAGCGGAGCGGACATCAAGGAAATAACAACCCGGCAGGGGTTGGAAGTTTCTACGTTTGCATTGCTGGTACGAATACCGAATGCATACGGTGACGGCTGGCAGGCACAGATACAGATACCGAGAGTGTATCAGAGCGAGAATCCGAGTCCGGCTTACACCAAAGACGGAAAAGCGGGTTTAAGTTTCACATTCACAGCACTGGAAGACGACGATGCCGCAACCGACTCTGAACGGTTCGGTAAAATAGTACATCAGACTTCTGCCGCTCCGTAATGACGGCAAAATATGAGGCTTTTTTGGCGGGAAGGTGTATAAACACTATTTCTGCCGAAAAGCCTTAAATAAAGGCCTTCTCGTAAGGCTCAGGAGGAATTTGCATGGGGGAACTGAATCTAAAAACGACATTAGAACGTAGAACAATCAAAATCGATGGAGAACAGTATGAAATTCGGAATTTCGGGGAACTGAAATACAAAGAGGTTGCCTGGTATCAGTATGCCGGAAAAGAAATTCCGAGAATTACGGGCATCTTGCAGGAAGAGTATGACGAAGTGCTTGCTGACAAGTTTGACAAGATGCTCAACCGGGCGGCGAAGGGAGCGTTCGTTGACATACCGGATGATGTGTATGAGGCGTTGACGGACGAGCAGAAGATAGCTGTTGTAGAGTATTTCGTCGAAGCCGTGCAGGAGGAACGGCAGAACCAGAACGAACAATCCCCCGGCTCCTCAGATTCTACGGAGGAACCGCAGACGAATGGCTCGAAACCGAGTATTGGTTAGTGTTCAATTGTTTGAAAGAGATGCGGGCCATTATTGCCGAGGAGAGTTTGATAGAAGTTGAACGGCTGAACGTGGGTAGCGGCTTCATGGAAAAGTCGGACACGAATCGAATTCTTGCACGGTGGAGAAAATGGGCCGGAGGACACGGAGAACGGCAGAGGTTTGATAAGGCTTCGCCGGAAGTATTAGCAAGGATGGGATTAGGGAATGCCGATTGATGAGAGCCTCGGCTCTGCCACATTAGAACTTAGAACAGATCAGAAAGACTTCAACCGTGGTCTGCAGAAAGCACAGCGGACTGCGGAGCAATTCGGAAAACGTTTAACAAAAATCGGAAGAAATCTCACGCTGGCAGTTACGACGCCTATTGCGATTGGATTCGGGAAAATCATTTCTCTTGCATCTGACCTGCAGGAATCCTTGAATGCCGTGAATGTTGTATTCGGAGAGTCGGCTGACAAGATAACGGACTTTTCGGAAAAGGCGGTTAAAGCCGCTGGTATTACTCAACAGGAATGGAATCAAGCGGCAACCATGATCGGAGCGCAATTACAGCAGACCGGAATGGAAATGGATAAAGTGGCAGAGAACACGAATACTATTATCCAACGTGCGGCTGATATGGCTTCGATCTTCAATACTGATGTGAACCAAGCGCTTAATGCGATTCAGGCGGCACTTCGTGGAGAGATCGATCCGATAGAGAGGTTCGGCGTTGCAATGAATATGGCCTCTGTCGAAGCACGTGCCTTGGAAGAGGGCATTGTCGGGGCGAATGAGGAAATGACGGCTGGAGAGAAAGTAGCCGCACGGTTCGCAGAGGTTATGGCACAGACGGAAAAATTCGCCGGAGACTTTGCACGGACATCGAATCAGCTGGCAAATAGAAGTAAGATACTTCGTTCAAGGCTAAAGCAAATGGGTGCAGAGTTAGGACGGCAGTTGTTACCGATACTTGAGAAAGTTGTAAATTTCCTCGACAGACTTGTACAGGCATTCGGGACATTGAGCCGTGATCAGAAAAAGAACGTGTTGATATTTTCGGCGATTGCCGCCGCCGCTGGTCCTGCTATCATGGCAATCGGTTCGTTGATTCGGGCGTTCGGCGTTATGGGAAGAGCGTTTACATTTGTTATTCGTACCATGACGAGGGGCGGTCCGTGGGTTGCTCTGGCGACAGCTATTGCTACGGTTGCATTTGTCATTATAAAAAACTGGGATAAAATCCGAGAAGGCACGGCACGGCTACGAGATAGGGTAACGTCGATGTGGCAGTCAATGAAAAAAGCTATTGTGAATTGGGCAAAAGTAATTGCATTCAATACGGCGGCTTATTTTGTTGATAAGTGGGATAAAATTATGAGTGCCGCTAAACAGTTGTGGGACTATTTGAAGATGATATTCAAGAACATAGCGGCGACGACAAAAGAGTTGGGAAAGAATCTTGCTGAAACTCTCAATCCGAGAAATTGGGGAAAATTTATCAGTGGTGAAATGTCGGTTAAAGATGTGTGGGCCGGGACCTTCGATGAGATGCGGAAGATTGGAGAACAGGCGGTAATCGAGTTTGAAGAAGGTTTGAGTGACAGGGCGCAGAAACTCGCGGACAAGGCGACAAAAGCTATCGGGCCTGCTATGGAGGCTACTGGTGAAACCGTTCGGAAACAGATCGAGAATTGGCAGGTAAGTTTAGAGTCTGTCGAAGATTGGGCCGTCAAATTAAAAGACAAGTTCAAGAATTTTTTCGGGGCTGGCGGTGATGCTTTTCGTGGGATACAACAGTTCATTCAGCAGATACGAAATTTGAAGGGAGAGATGCAGGGAGTCGGGACAGAAATAGATAAGATGGCGGCGGCTACTGCATACGAGAGAATGCGAGGAGGCCGAGGGCCTGCTACCGGAATATTCGGTGGAGGTAGCGGATATGGAGGCTTCGGTCCGGGGAAACATCCGAGGGCTACCGGATCTACGTTTCAACAGGCACAGTGGAAAGCATTCGTACAGAAAATTCTTATTCCGGTCGGAAATGCTTTTAAGAAAGTCGGCGGGGCAGGGAAAAAAGTATTCAGTGCATTTTCAAGTGTGTGGTCAATAGCGAATAGGCTTTTGGGGCAGTTCAAGATATGGAACCGATTCACGGAAGCCTTGACGAAGGCTTTTATTGAAGGGTTTCGGCCTGCCGTGGAAGCTCTTGTACAGGCTTTACAGCCGTTGATTCCAATAGTGAAGGTGATAGCTCGAATAGCCGGAAAAATTCTTGTTCCTGTTCTGCGGGTAATCGGGGAAGCATTCAGGTTCGTTGCGAATCTGTTTATTACGATAGCGAATTTCTTTATTGATATAGCGCAGGCGTTTGGAGCAGATGTTGAAAATATTGATTTGATTGAAAGAGACGAATCGTACATGGATGAGTCGGGAGCCGGGACTGCCGGGGATACATCGTCCACTGGAGGATATGAAACGAGTGGCGCAGGAACCGGGGGAGGATCGAGACCGAGAAAGGTAAATGTCACGGTAAATATCTATGACAACGAGCTTGCCGGGAGTGATGGCTTTGAAGAATTGGCGAGAATTATTCGCCAGCAGTTCGAGAGGTTAGAAACGGTTAATGGGTAGATTCGAGATACAGGCAGATTTAGGCTCCGGTTATGAAGTGATAACAGAACACTGTTTTGATATTCGCCGGAAACGTTCTATGCACAGAGACCTGAAATCTACCATCGACAAGTGCGAGTTTCAAATAAGCGATCAGGATATAGCGAAGTATATTTTCGAGACACGGCAAGTTCCTGTAAAGATATGGGAAAATGACGAGGCATATTTTGTCGGCGTTATTCGAGAGATCGGCCACATGAAGCATACTTCGACTTTGAAGGGCATGAAAGTTGAGGCGGTCGATTATTTGTATCAGTTACAGAAAAAGATTACCGATGATTTAAAATTCGAAAGTGTAGATTTGGCGGACAGCACAGATGATAATAATTCATTTTTAGATACGTTATTTAAGGACGCCGGATTCGGAGATGCCGTATTGGACTTCGGAGACATCGGGCTGTTGGTTGAACATTTTGTTGTGTCGGACGAAGACGATACGACGTATTGGGATGTTTTGAACAAGGTTATATACGAGTACGGCTATGTCGTCTATCAGGATGAGAGCGGAATATTTCATGCATATGATCTTTTTCCTGACAGTCTTTCGCCGGACGATTTAACGGACACTGATATTTTTCATGCCAGTTCTTATGAACGAGAAGAGAACCAGTATGACCAAATGGTTGTGGCGTGGAAACCGATAGAAGAAAAAACAGATATCATTTTATTCTCTGCATCTGAAGGCAGGACGAAAGAACATAAATGCATAATAGGAATCCCCCCTGGTGGGTATTGGCCACGAAATGATTCTGGCTATCTGCAATATAAAACGACTGACGGATGGGAAGTTCTTGATGTAAGTAATATTACTCTCGATTGGGAAGCTCCGTCTGCCGCAATAACATTGTTGACGTTTAGTCCCGGAGAAACAAAAGCTGAAGTTATTTTTCAAAATCAAGGTGGAACTTTGAATGGTTTGTACAAGGTTGATATTCGCGGAGACGTATATTTACGAAATCATAATAAGCTCACAAAAGAAGTTCGAGTAATAACCAGCGGGACGAAGCAGATAAAAGAATATGATGCGAAAGTAATTTCTACCAGTTCACTTGCTGAAAGGCTGGTAAGCGGCCTCGCTGAATGGTACAGCACGGCTGTTTTCCGTATCACGTTCAAGACTGATCGAGCGGTAGAACCAGGTGATATTGTTGCCATCGATTCCGAGACAATTGATATAGATACCGTTTTCAGAATCGTCGATGTTGTTGATGTAGAGCAAGATCAGGACGTAGTAAAGGTGGTTGCTGAAAAGATTGCCGAAGTCGTGCAGTCCGTTGATTCAACCAGTTCTTTTGAATATCCGATTGCGGAAAACATTCCGGAGCATGAATATGAGAGAAACCCATATTCTTTTCCGACATATGATGAAAGCCAGCGGGATGGCTGGGATGCCGGGTTCGGTACTACTACCCCGGAGAAACCGACGGTCACGGCAACAGGGGGCCGGAGAGCAATTCTTCTTGAGTGGCAGGAACAGGCGGATCTGACAAATTTCGATCACTTTGAAATCCAGGTATCGGACGATCAGTCTAATTGGTATTCGTTGGCGAAAGACGGAAGCGATTGGAAGGATAGCCTTGGTTCATGGACGGAAGTACAGACGGCGTTTTTTATTCATACAGAAATTCCGCTGTTAGGAACCGATGAGGACCCGGAACCGAGAGAGCTTTATTACCGTGTGAGGAGAGTAACAAAGCTTGATGTAAAGTCGAATTGGTCAACCGTGGTATCTGCAGAAGCGAGTCCTACTCGGGGCGGTGATGTGCTTGCGGGAACGATAGCCGGGGAAAAACTGATTGCCCGGACGATAACGGCAGACAAGATAAATACCAATGAAATTTCATCGGAAGTAATTCGGTTCGGCAATATCAATTATGCGAGAGATCGAGTACATAATATCCCGGACAATTCTGAATTGTTCGAGTTTACCGATTTGAGTTGCCGGGGGAGTGAAGGGAGTTATCCAGAGGAAAAATTTATTTTGCTCGATGAAGATGCCTATACCTGGGGAGACGATGCCGGGCAGGAGCTTGTAACTGATGATGAATTGGGTAATGGCGAGCGATTAGATCAGCAGATTGCTATGAACAAGGATGGACAGCTTACCTTGGAAGATTGGGTAGATGGCGTGAACGGAGACAGTCCAGGATCGAGCAATGATTATGGCTTTTATCAACTTGTCGGAAGAGAAACGGAGAACGTAATAAACGGAGGGAATCCATAATGGCGACTATGACAGCAGATATGCAACAGAAACACGGAACCGCCTCGGAATGGTCGAGTGCGAATCCGGTTCTGTTGGAAGGCGAAATCGGCATAGAAACCGATACGAATAAGTTCAAGATCGGAGACGGTTCATCTACATGGGCGAATTTGACATATTTTTCTGCCGGGGGAATTACGACATATACATCGGGGGAATCGCTGGGTGCATCGAAAGCAGTGTATGTGAAATCCTCGGACGGTGAAGTCTATCTTGCCGACAATGATGATTTCGACACGGCAAAAGTTATCGGGTTTACGCAGGAGTCGGTAGGCGGCGGGGCTTCGGTTGATATTTATTCGAGCGGAGTTATCGGCGGGTTTTCGAGTCTTACCGTGAATGAAGTTTATTACCTTGGAGAAGATGGAGGAATTACGACTCTCGGGAATATCGGCGTTGACGAAGTTCGGGTAATGGTCGGCGTGGCGGTAAGCTCTACTCAATTGCTGGCGGTAATCGGCAGACCGGAATATGTGCGGTTCAATGACGGGCATCAAATAGGTGATGTGGTGTGGTCGGCAAATCCGAGCTTGAGTAGGCTTCACGGACTATTGCCGTTCGGGAACGGTCCTGTTTCGCAGAGCGACTTTTCGGAATTGTATGCCGTAGTAGGAGATTCTTTTGAGACTGCATATACTGATCTCGGGTATGCTGCTTCCGGTGCGGGAAATTTTTATCCTGCTCCTCCTCCACAGTTATTTCCGAGAGCAGCTATTCCGAGAGTAGCGATAGATGCTGCCGATTTCGATGATACTAATGACCGGATAGATGATGGCGATTCTCTTACTTCTGGCGTGGCTCCATTTCATATTCACAGGGACGGGACAGCTGTCAGGTTTAGTGCGAATGGCGGTACTCTGCCTGCCGGAATTACCGAAGGAACGGTCTACTATGCCCGAAAGGTAAACAGTGACCAGTCTATCGAATTATGGGATACGGAAGATGATGCTATCAGTGGAAGCGGTACTCAGGTAACGGATTTCTCCGGAGCTTCGGGTACGGTGTATATGTACAATGCAGGGTTGCGGGTAGCTGATGCGTTTCAGGGACATGAACACACGTCGGGGTGGGCTTTATTCGCATCGACCAGTTCTGGGGGACAAAATCGGCCTAACGATGCGGCTACCGGGGACGGGACGACTGGTATAGTTACCGACGGCTCCAACGGCACTCCCCGAACTACCAACGAAACCCGTGCAGAAAACATCCTCCTCTACGGCTACATTAAAGCCTCTCATGTAGGAGTAACCGGAGAACCAGTGACGGCAATGCGATATAGTACGGAGTGGACAGCGGTAACAGGGACAGATCCATGGAAGGCTGCCACTTTTCCAATTGCTCACAACCTTAATACAAATATATCTAATTTGGTTATTGAGTTTTTTGTCAGTTCTGATGGGACAGATGATAATGCACAAAAAATTGTTGACATGTCTCGTATTGTTGATACGGGAAGTTCTCTAAATACTGAATACGGAGTTTCTGTTCATGGAGTAGATTTAAATAATATTGAAGTTAAAACTGGTACAGATGGTATTCGAATAATGCTATCATCCGGGCAAACAACAGTTATCGATAGTGAGGAAACTTACTACTACAAAGTCGTCGTCTACAAGCCTTCCGTCCTCGCTTCTTACACTGGAAGCAGAAATACCATCATCTCAATAGCCGATGCCACAGACCAAACGGTGAACATTCCTCCTGCCGCTTCAATTGATTATCCCATCTTCATTAAACGAGTTGGAACCGGGGACGGAGTAGTGAACTTGTCCTTCGAAGCAGGAGAGGACGAAACCGGAGTCAGTCAGCTTGAAGGGGACGGTGGGTATATCGAGCTTATCTCCGACGGAAGCGATTGGTACATAAAAGATTATTGGGATTATGGTAGCGAGACTGTTGGAGACTGGGAAAAGTTCGGTGATGGAACAATGAAAATCAGCAAAACAATTACCGAGACATCGGTAAATATAGCTACAGCATTCGGCAATCAATATAGGTCGGGTGGTGGCATGATGGATTATACTTTTCCAAAAACATTCGCTAACACTCCCAAAGTGGCTGCGTCTGTATATGAGTATGATAGTAGCTCTGTACATAGCATGATAATTAGATCAGCAACATCAACTACAACTTTATCAGCCATGGTTATATCAGGAGCATCAGAAAATGTTGATGTCCAATTCAACTATGAAGCTATAGGCCGTTGGAAATAAGGGAGGAACGGTGGCTACGAGAACCGGACAGCAAATACAGAAATTGAATTTTTACAACGTCTATAATACGCCGCATGACTTTACTCTCAATTGGACAGAAAGTGTTCCGTCTGATACT